AGGGCACATATCAACCAGAGTGTCAGGCGGAGTCATGTGACGGATGTCAGTGACCGCAGGAACCTGACCGTACTGGTGCATTACATTCAAACAGCGTGGCATGTCTCGCCCTTTTCAAACAAACGAACCGAAACGGTCAGTGATTACTTCTTCAGGCCGAGTTCTTCAAGCAAAGAACCCTTCTTGTAACCGGCCTTGTTCCCTGGCGTCGGACGGTAAGCTGGCTTTTTAGCCTGCTCTTCCTCTTCCTTCACTGGGGTTTCTTCTGTGTCGTCCGGATTGTCGTCGATCAGCATCGGGCTGATCTTGGACAGAACCGAACTAAATTTCTTGCGAGCACCTTCCTGCATTTCGCAGGCGCACTCGACGATTTCTTTCATCAAGGCTTCTTCGATGGTCACGCCTTCGAAGACCTTTGTGAACTCGGCAGACACTTCGCCTCGCAACTTTTCAGTCGCTCGCTCGGCTTCCAGTGCGTCCAGACGAGCCTGAAGGCTGTCCTTCTCTTTCTTCGCCAGTGCGAGCGCGGATTCGGTCGCGTCAGTCGCTGTGGCTTCTTCGAGAATTGACTTCACGAGTTCTGGATGCTTGTCGCGGAGTGTCTTCAGGTCCATGATCTCTTCTTCCTCTGATTCGAAAATGCCAGCAGTTGTTGCCGGCTTCGTGACAATGTCGACAGACCGGAGAACTTCGATGCTCTCAACAACCACGTCCCCGTCGGAACCGACTTTTCCGGACTTGATTGAGGAATTGATCGACATCCCCAACGACTTCGGAGCGTTCACAACATCCCACAAGAACTGTTCTGCAACAGCATGTTTCGGGTTAAAATGCACGTCCCCGAAGTAACCTTCGCCAGGACGGTACTCAACCTTCTGGCCGACAACAGCGAATTTGTCCCGATAGGAGCGATTGGTCGTCGCTGTCGCTGGATGATCGATGTAAATCGATGTCCCCGGCAGTAACTTCATCGCCGACTTCTGGACTCCTGGTGTGTCGTAGTTGCGTTTGTTGCGACTTCGCAACCCCAGCAACTTGACTCCCCGAATAATTCCCCGCTCTCGGTCAATTCGATCCTCAGCAATGGCTTCGAACGCATCTTCTGTTACGAGGATGTCACTCATTTTGTTCCGCCTTTGCCGCCCTTCGGTTTATTCTTATTTCCGCAGCCACATCCCATGGCAAACTCCTTTTGTCAAATCGCCAAATTGACAATAAGTCATTTTGTACGAACTTGACAAGACTACTGCAACCGAATTTAGACGTTTCGCGTCGGATCTTTCTTCGAAACACCCTTTTCCTTCATCGGATCGGCTTTATTACCCTCTACTGGTCCCGGAGTGCCCAGATTCTGCGGTGCTTGAGGCGATCCTGCCGGCAACGGGAGTTCTGCTGTGATCTCTGACTTCCGTTGAGCATTCTCAGCCACTGATTCCAGTCCTTCCGGAGCCAGAACCGTCTTGTTCGCGACGATTCCTCGGTCCCACCAGTCTTTCATCACCTCGTGATCTTCCTGGCGGTTCCTCGTCTGAACTCGTGGCGGCTTGATCTCCAACACAACCTGCAACACGTCAGCGGTCGTCAAATCGTGCTCTCCTGACTCCGCAGCGTACCACAGGGCTTGCTTCAATATCCGCAGGTCTTCCTGAACCATCAGACTCTGCTCGTACCGCATCGACTTGTGGAACGGGCCTTCTGAGACCAGCGTGGAGGCGAAGTTCCCCTCGCTGACGTTCGCTGTCAGCATGAACTCCGGAAGTTTCATTCCCGCAGCGCACGCGCGAAGCAGTGAAACCAGCGTTTCAATGTGGTTACTGTTCCCGGCGCCCGTCTCGGGAAACTCGTACTTGATCTGCGACGGGATCGTGACCACTGCTGCCGACGGAAAGTCGAATGTCTCTGACTGCCCGCTGCTTCCTCCGCCAGTCTGCTGCGTATTCAGGTAACTCTTCACCGAATCGCTCGACGGATTCCCCATGATCGTCCGGATCGCACCAAATGCGGCCTGAAACGAACTCGTTCGCATCAGATTCGCCAGCAATTTCTTCGCGAAGATCAGTTCCTCGCGTACCGGCCAGTAAAGCGTCAGTCCTCGTGGATCCGCTGACAGCACGTTTCTCTTGCGATGCTGGACCAGAATGCGATCCTGAGATTCTTCCATCTGCGGAATGTTGTCGCCCCGGTAATTCGCGAGCCCGCCTTCCTTCGTCATCTTCGTGACGAATCGCAGGTCCGGATACCAAACATCCTTCAGGAAGTACGCGACCGGCTTTGATCGCAGGTCGTTTGTCTTCCGGACGCCCAGCGAATCGAAGTATTCCTTCGAAGCGTCATCCAGATCCATAAAAATGCTCTTCGGGTCGTCGTCGAGATCCTGCGGCTCGCCGAAGTAAACCCGGATCATCCCGTCGTCGTCATAACTCAGCAGGTCGAACACCTCGCCGTGGCGGTCGCATCGCTGGCTGACTTCCGATTGCCGTGTCTGCCACTGATTCTCTGCCGTCCAAAGCTCAAGGAACGCTTCCACCTTGCGAACTGACTCTGAGTTCGGCTTATTTTCGTCCTTCGGCTTGACGGTGATCGCATGGCCCGTGTCGGCAATGTAGTAACTGCGATTGTCCTTCGCGTTCGTTCCCCAGGGCATTCTGCCAAGCTGATCGCCGAGAACAATTGCCTCCCGGACATCCTGAATGTTCTCGAACGGCTCGTCGCCACCGAACGGAAGCTGATCGCCGTTCGCGTTCACTCCGCCGCAACTGACTCCAAGTTCTTCGAAGATCCGCGCAGCAGCCTTCGTAGCCTCGATTGCCAGTTTCTCGTTCTCAATCACCCAACTCGTCGGTAAACCGTTCGCATATGCCATCTGATGTCTCCTCGACAGCAGATTACACAGGAAAACACGCCGAAACAATCTTAGTAAGACTTGTATGCCGCCATTCCGGCCTGAACGAGCAGGTCATTCACGCAAATATCGTCCTTGAACACCTCTGCCAGATATCTGCCGTACTTCTCCTGACTGTCCTTGAACGTCTTCACGTCGATCTGGGAGCCGATCGGCACCAGGGCGATCAAATAGTCGCGGGAGACGATCCCCTGCTCCCGTTGCTCGCCTTTGACTTCCGGAGTATTGATCCTAGCCAGCCTGAGCTTCTGCTTTACCTGCACCCCAAATCCAAGGTCGACCATCACCTTTATCGTGTCGCCGTCATAAATCGATAAGACCGTCGCCGAATACTCGTACTTCGTGATCATTGCAGAAACCTCCACCACCAATGCGTCGATCTCACTGCTCGCCGGTAAACCCCAATGTTCACGTTCTGATGGAACGACTGGTCCACTATGGTCGATGTCGTCTGAATCGCAAACTCAACCGGATCCGATTTCTCGCGGCATGAATTGCATCCTCGCTTACTCATCTCACTTCTCCTTCCTCAGATTTTCCCAGTATTCCTGCTCATATCGAGGCAACTGAGTACACATCGCCAATGCATCCGGCCCATCGTCGTGCTTCCCGACGCCGGGGATGCCGTCGAACTGCTTAATCTGCTGCAAGAGCAGAGTCGTTCCCGGATTCTCGAGGAACCTGAACTCCCGCTGCGTCAGTCGTTTGTCCAGTCCTCGACGAATTCTCATTTCCTTCTTCAGCATGTCCTCGACTGGAATGATTATTCCCCCGGACATGAGGTATTTCGACAGCGCATAGTCCAGGTGATTCGCCGCGTAGTTCATGATCAAGTCGCGAAAAATACTCTGAAACTGCGTCGATTCAATTCCAATCAGGTCGCCCGATCTGATCCGATGATGCTCCTGATCGCAGAACAGGAACAAGTCCTCAATAATCTCCGACGGCGATCGTCGTTTCAAGTCAGCATCGACGTACGCCAGTTCTGACGTTTGTGCCATGCAAACCAAGGCACTGTAATCGCCTTTCTTTACTGATTTCCCTTTGCTCGGATCTACACAGAACATTCGCACAACATCGTTCGCGTGTTTCGGGACGGGGAACTTTTCCAGCGGGATGTAGACGTTGACAAACAAGTCTCTGTGCCATTCAGATCCCGTCTGCGATGATCCGAGCCACGATCCCTCGAGGAATCTCTGACGGTCCTGCTCAGACATCTGCTCAAGTCGTTGTCGGTATCCGGGGTCTGACTTCTGGAGATGCTCGTTGTCCCTTAGCGTCGCGCCGATGAATGTGGCCGACGTTGTAACGCATTCTTCTTCGCCCGTCGTCTCGTTGATCTCATACTGCGGACTGTCGTACCAAATGAACTCTGGTTCGACGTATCTGAAGTAGCGGATGACTCCTGATCGATCGGGGATCGGGAAACCAGTTTCAGGGTCAATCCACCAGTACAAAAATCTGTAAAGCCATGAAAGACTGTCTGGATTACAAGACAATCTCAGGCGGGGTTTTACTCCAGATTTACTACGACAGCGACCCCACAAATATTGCACGAATTGCAGGGGCCACTGAGTCGCTTCGTCGACTGCCAAATAGTCGATCTGGCTCCCCTGATAATCGTCGAGGTTCTTTTGAAACTGGCATGTCCCGAGAGCGATCTTCGCACCGCACGGAAAAGTGAACTCCGCACGAGTGTGATTGTAGGTCGCTCCGTATGGCGAATACATCGACTTGCAGTGGTCGAGCAGAGCCCCAGGCTGACTCAACTGCGGGAATGTGCGGCGAACGATCAGCCCCCTGAAATCAGGGTTCGAATGTGGCCCCTGAGTGTGCCTCAGAAAGTCCAAAGTCAGGATATGAGTTTTGCCGCATCCGGCTCCAGATCCGAAACACAACCACTCTGCTTCGGATGTCAAGAATCGATACTGTGGATCTGAGAGTTTCATAGCGGTCTTTCAGTCCCGTGATTCTTGTGATAGCCAAGCCTGTTCTCCTCTGCTTTGCGAGCCTCAGCAGCCTGTTCGAGAGTGTCGTACTGGCCGATGTATTTCAGTTTTCCGCAGTCTACTATCGTGGCGATGAACTTCCTCTTCCTTTTGTCCAGTCTCACTCCATTCACTCCGCTAGTGTTGTCTGCTCGAAGCCTTCTGTTCTTCGCATTCGAGAGGTTTGTCGCCTCGCATAGATTCGAGAACCGATTATTCAGTCCATCTCCATCCTCGTGGTCGATCTGATCCAGCGGGTCAGCGCCGGTCATGTAAAGCCACGCAAGCCGATGGGCTCTGTACATCTTCCCGTCGATATGAATCCGAATGTACTTCTTTCCAGAATGATTCTCGTGAACGCATCCTGCGACAGTCCCAATTCTGTCCTTCACTGGACCTTTTGCAATCTTCCAGACGAACAGGCCCGTCTCCGGATCGTAATCCAGAATCTGCTTCAGCCATTCCTGCGTCGGCTTTTCGTCTTTCTTGAAGCGAACGTCAGGAGAATCATAGAGATTCTCCCACTTGTTGTTCCTCGCGTCTTTATCCTTGTGCAGGACGACACCATCAGGCATTCGGCCCTCAACGATCAGAAATGCCAGTTTGTGCGCAGCGTACTTCTTGTCGAACACGTTAATCACAATAGAA